TGCGGAATTAGTTTAGTTGGGTAATATTTATCAAATCCAAGGAGAGCATACATTATGTCATCGCAAAGAAATTTTGAGTATTTAGGACAGTCATTTCAGTTACAATTATTAAACCAAATTATAGTAGATAAGGATTTCGCACATTCGATTATAGACGTAATAGAACCCTCTCATTTTGAAAACAAATATTTCAAGACCATATTACAAATGGTAAAGGAGTATTATAAAAAATACTCTTGTTCACCATCTTTTGAAACTTTAGAACAGATTTCCAAAAGTGAGTTTCCACAAGAAATGATGTTGAGGATTTTGATGGACACCATCAAACAAATTCAAAACACACCATTTGAAGGAGCATCCTTTGTCCAAGACAAAGCGTTGAAATTCTGTAAACAACAAGAACTTCAAAAGGTAATGACCAAAGCGCAGAAGATTATCGACGCGGGTGAGTTTGAAAGTTATGATAAATTAGAGGAGTTAGTAAGAGCGGCTTTACAAGTTGGTGAGAGAGACGGACACAACAATGACGTTTTCCATAACTTGGACGATGTTCTAAACGACGATTTTAGACACCCAATACCTATTGGTATTGCGGGTATAGATAAACTCTTAAAAGGGGGTTTAGCAAAAGGTGAGATTGGAGTTATATTGGCACCAACAGGTGTAGGTAAAACAACCATTCTTACAAAGATAGCCAATACGGCTTTTAATTTGGGATACAACGTTCTTCAAATATTTTTTGAAGACAACCCAAAGGTCATTCAAAGAAAACATTTCACCATATGGACTGGTATAGCACCTGATGATTTGGCAGCACACAAAGAAGAGGTTATCGAAAAAGTAAAAGAAATTGAAGGGACAATGACCAACAGATTGATTTTACAAAAAGAAGCTTCAGACACTTTGACTATGAACCAAATCAAAAATAAAGTGAGAAAGATGATTGCTGATGGAGTTAAAATAGATTTGATTCTAATTGACTACATCGATTGTATTGTTCCCGATAAGAACCTAGGGGATGAGTGGAAAAGTGAAGGTTCTGTAATGAGAGGGTTCGAGGCTATGTGTCACGAGTTAAATGTTGCTGGTTGGACGGCAACTCAAGGAAACAGAAGTTCCATTTCTTCAGAGGTTGTAACCACAGACCAAATGGGAGGTTCAATCAAGAAGGCTCAGGTAGGACACGTTATTATATCAGTGGCAAAAACTCTCCAACAGAAAGAAATGAAACTCGCAACAATCGCAATCACAAAATCACGATTAGGTCCCGATGGTATTATTTTTGAAAACTGTAAGTTCAACAACGAGTTAATTGAAATTGACACTGAAAGTTCTGTGACATTCTTAGGTTTCCAAGAAACTAAAGAACAACAAAAGAGTGACAGAATTAAAGAACTTATGGAAAAAAGAAAATTAAGAGAAATGGCACCACAACAACAAGAAAATAATTTGAATCAATAAACAAAATTTAGTAAATTTGAAAAAAAAATGGACGCATCACAGAAGATATTGTCAGACCTTACCGTGTATATGAAATACGCGAAGTATGTCCCCGAGTTGAATAGAAGAGAAACGTGGGAAGAATTAGTAACAAGAAACATGAACATGCACATCAAAAAATACCCCAAACTTGAAGAAGAGATTAGGGAAGTATATAAGATGGTGTACAATAAAAAAGTATTACCTTCTATGAGGTCAATGCAGTTCGGTGGTAAACCAATTGAGATTTCTCCAAACAGAATCTACAACTGTGCTTACTTACCTATTGACCACTTAGATGCTTTTTCAGAATCAATGTTCTTGTTGTTGGGTGGAACTGGTGTTGGATACTCAGTTCAAAAACACCACGTAGAAAAACTTCCTGAAATTAGAAAACCAAACCCAAACAGAACAAGAAGATTCTTGGTTGGTGACTCTATTGAAGGTTGGGCTGACGCAATCAAAGTATTAATGAAATCTTACTTTGGTGAACACTTATCAACACCTGAGTTTGATTTTTCAGACATTAGACCAAAAGGAGCTCAACTTGTAACATCAGGTGGTAAAGCACCAGGTCCTCAACCCTTGAAAGACTGTCTTCACAAATTACAAGGTATGTTGGACGCTAAAGAAGATGGTGAAAAAATGACACCAATTGAGGTTCATGATATGGTATGTCACATTGCAGACGCAGTTCTTGCCGGTGGTATTCGTAGAGCGGCGTTGATTTCATTGTTCTCAGCTGATGACAACGAAATGATTGCTTGTAAATCAGGTGCATGGTGGGAGAACAATCCGCAAAGAGGTAGAGCTAACAACTCGGCGGCTTTGGTTAGACACAAAATCACAAAAGAATTCTTTATGGATTTGTGGAAACGTGTTGAAGCTTCAGGTGCGGGTGAACCAGGAATCTACTTCACAAACGACAAAGATTGGGGAACCAACCCATGTTGTGAAATTGCTTTAAGACCAAATCAATTCTGTAATCTTTGTGAGGTTAACGTTTCGGATATTGAATCACAAGAAGATTTTAATAACAGAGTTAAAGCAGCGGCATTTATTGGTACATTACAGGCGGGTTATACAGATTTTCACTAGCTTAGAGATGTGTGGAGACAGACCACTGAAAAGGATGCTTTGATTGGTGTTTCCATGACAGGAATTGGTTCGGGTGCAGTATTGGGTTATGATATGACACAAGCATCAAAACTTGTTAAAGAAGAAAATGCAAGGGTTGCGAGTCTTATTGGAATCAATGCCGCTGCAAGGACAACAACAGTTAAACCTGCGGGAACAACATCACTGACACTAGGAACATCATCAGGTATTCACGCATGGCACAATGATTATTACATCCGTAGAATTCGTGTAGGTAAGAACGAATCAATTTATCAGTATTTGTCTATCTACCATCCTGAATTGGTTGAAGATGAATTCTTCCGTCCACATGACACCGCAGTTATTTCGGTTCCACAAAAAGCACCTGAAGGGGCGATTTTGAGAACAGAATCACCGTTTCAATTGTTAGACCGTGTAAAGAAAATTACACAAGAGTGGGTTAGACCTGGTCACAGAAGTGGAAACAATACCCACAACGTATCGGCAACTATCAGTTTGAAAGCTGAAGATTGGGAATTGGCTGGTGAGTGGATGTGGGACAACAGAGACTTTTATAATGGTCTTTCAGTATTACCTTATGATGGTGGTTCATACATTCAAGCACCATTCGAGGATTGTACTCAAGAAGAATATGAAAGATTATTCGCTAAACTACACACAACCGACTTAAGTAAAGTTGTTGAATTACAAGACAACACAGATTTAAGTGGTGAGTTAGCATGGGCAGGTGGTGCGTGTGAAATCAAATAACAAAAACATAAACACATTTGAGGAGGGGGAGAGCCAAAAGCTTTCCCCTTCTGATTTTTATATCGAAAATGGTAAATATGTTTTTACAAAAGAATTTCATTTAAAGCGTGGTCACTGTTGTGGTTCGGGGTGCAGACACTGTCCATATTATCCCCTTCACAAAAAAGGGAACACGAATATATTTATAAACAATGGCTAATGGAAAAACATATGGTATAACCTTTCCTTTTATAGATTCTTTTAATGGTCAATATTTAGATTTAACCGATTATGCAAAAGAAGAGGTTAGAACAAATTTGGTTCATTTATTATTAACAAGAAAAGGTACACGTTATTTTTTACCAGATTTTGGTACAAGACTATTGGAATACATTGTTGAACCATTAGACGGACCAACATTTTCATCAATAGAGGCGGAAATTAGAGATTCAGTTACAAAGTATATTCCTAATTTACAAATAACAAACATTTCTGTTACCGATGCCTCACAGGAAGAATCAAGTCAAACTGTAACAACCGCAGGAAACGTAATAAATCAAAATCTATTAATACCAAATCAAAAAAAGGTTGAGTATACAGCAAAGGTTAGAGTGGATTTTACGGTAACAAATGATGCATTTGGAACTCAAGATTTCGTTATCATCAATATTTAATTTATATGGCAAACCAACAAATATCGTATACCACTAGAGACTTCCAAGGAATTAGACAGGAACTCATAAATTATGTTAAACAATATTATCCTGAACTAATCGATAACTTCAATGACGCTTCGGTGTTTTCGGTATTGATGGATTTGAACGCTGCGGTGGCGGACAACCTCCACTTTCACATAGATAGGAGTATCCAAGAAACCGTACTTCAATACGCACAACAACGTTCATCTGTTTATAACATAGCAAGAACATACGGATTAAAAATACCTGGTCAAAGACCATCGGTATCACTAACCGATTTTTCAATAACAGTTCCCGCATTTGGGGATAAAGAAGATGAAAGATATTTGGGGGTTTTAAGAAGGGGGAGTCAAGTTTATGGTGCTGGTCAGGTTTTTGAAAATATTACAGACATTGATTTTGCCTCACCATTTAACGCCGAAGGTTTTCCTAATAGATTAAAAATACCAAATTTTGACGCCAATAACAATCTAATTAATTACACTATTGTAAAAAGAGAAATAGTGGTAAATGGTATTACAAAAGTATTCAAAAGAGTTATAACACCAAATGATGTTAGACCTTTCTTTGAACTTTTCTTACCTGAAAGAAACGTTTTAGGTGTCACATCAATCATACAAAGACAAGGTACAAACTACTCAAACGTACCATCAGCATCAGAATTTTTAAGCCCTGTTGGTAAATGGTACGAAGTGGATGCTTTGGCTGATAATAGAGTTTTTATTGCCGATGTTACAAAAGCTTCTGACCAACCAGGAATTAAAGTCGGAAAATATATTCAAACAGAACAAAGATTTATTAGCGAATACACACCTGAAGGATTTATGAAATTGACTTTTGGTGGAGGAACAAACACAGCGGAAGACCAATTGAGACAATTTACCTCACTCGGAGTTCCCATGAATTTGGCTAAGTATCAAAACAATTTTGCCTTAGGAACCACACCACAACCAAATACAACCATGTTTATTCAATATAGAGTTGGTG